TATGCTAATGATGAGGAACGCAAAGAAGCAAAGAAAGCGAAAACACTTGCCTCCAACAAGAAAAAACGAGAAGAGAAACGAGAGTTGATTATTTAGGAATAATTAGATTATTTTTTTCTCATTATAGATTATAATGGAAGATTTAGGGAAAACTACTACGATTTCTTGGGAAAGTGATTTCAAAGGCGAGGAACTTGCCGTTAGTGAATGGTATTCCAAAAACGGTTGGGACTTTGTGGGTTGTGTAGTGGATATACAACTCAAAAACAAGGACGGTTTCTTTTTCGTCAAGTATATTGGGACTGTTGAGGGTAATGAGATGGACGATATTGAGGAAATGTGTAAAGTGGGCGACAGAAACCTCTATCATTTCGGGGTGGAAAAGTTTAGCGGAAGACGAATGCTATTCCGTGCTTGTAATATCTACGCTATTCGTCCTCATCATTCAGCAAAATTAGAGCAAGAAAAAACCCATCAATCCATCTTTGGTATTGATGTTGAGGATGCTGTAATTACCAAAGATATTGTTAAGGAATTAGACGACGAAATGAAAGCAGATATGGAGGAGGTAAATGTGTCTGTCTGTGCTTGACTATTAGGGTGTTTTCCTACCAAAAAGAAGAGAGAAAATAAGTGGTATAAGGTGAAAATGTAGGGTTAATACTACTTATATAAAACTATTTAAAAAGGAATTATTATATAAGTATATACTATAATGGATAAGGAAAACGAACCCCCGATTACCGCCGCCGAAAAGATGTATCAGTCGCATCTTAAAAATGTCGCAAAATACCAGAAGAAAAATGGTGAAAAAATGAAACAAAAACAGACAAGATATTTAGCAAAAATGAAAGAAGAACCAGAGAGATATAACGAGTTCTTAAAGAAACGCAGAACCTATTACAAAGAGGTTTTGAAACCCAGAAAAGAAATGAATATTGAGAGGGCGAGAGAGGAACGACCCTCCACCCTTGTTATTTAGGAGTTTTGGAAAAATACTCATTTTAATAAAAAATTGAAGTTTATTTAGGAAAACTTATATAAGCAACAAAGAAATCAACTAAAATTGATTTAATATTTAAGCAATCTTGAATATTAAATTAAAGATTTAATCATCTCAAAAAGCACTCATATTTAATTATTCACTAATTAAATATAAAATTGATTTAGAAAATTGATTTAATTATATAAGTAATATTCACTTAAAAGATTATCTCTATATAAGTATATACGATGACCCACTTTCTAAACAACGACGGAAAACTCAACCTTGATTTAATCAAGACTGCTGATTACTCTGCCTTTCACGGCAAGTTTCACGAGCAGATTGACCCGCATTTAGCGACACTCATTCTTAACGACAACTCTACTCACAAAGTTCCTGACTTGGAGTATGTTAAAGACGGTGATGACTGGATTACCCAGCAGAAAAAAGATGCGAATGGTGAATTATTGTTTATTAAAGTAAAAAATGGTGATGGAGGTGATAGTCCAGCAGACTTGGAAATCCCCCGTTTCACTCCTGAAAGCAAAACACTACTAAAAAAAAGAATTAGACTATTAAAAAATCAAAATGACCTTGAAATCTTGTATCACCAGAAAAAAGAACTTGGACGCTTTTACTCCAACGACCATCATTCCCTTACTGAACTTGCCCGAAACATTCGTAATACCATTTACCATTATCAAGGTTGGGTTGATTACGATTTTGTAGCATCTCATCCATCCGTCCTCGCACAGTTGGGTAAGAAAGTAAGAATTAAAACTCCATACTTGGATGAATGGGTAAAAGACAAAAAACCGATTATTAAACTTTTGAGCGACCATCATTCCGTAGAGGGCGAACCTCCACTTGAAAAACTCCACATCAAAAAACTAATTAATGCCTCACTTTACGGTGGTGGATTGAGAGGTTGGGCGACTGGTGGCGAAAGTGTTGATGACGAGGGTGGTATTGTTAATGGTAATCCCGCCAAAAACGAGTTGCCGATGAAAGTGAAAAATGTTCCAGAATACAAGGACGGGCATACTTGGTGGAAAGGGTTGAAACAAGAGATTAAAAGACTGAATGATAAACTCTGTAAAGCGAACCCTGAATTGCTGGAAATGGTTGCTCCTGAAAGTCTTGGATTACCTACTTGGAAAAGACAGAGTAAAACGATGTCCTGTATTCTCGGCATCTTTGAAAATGAATGCTTACACGCTGCCTACAAGTATGGAGTTGCTAATGACCTCATCAAAGCAAGACATCTTGCTCTTGCCTTTGACGGTTTCACTACTCCTGCTCCACCACCTTACACCGACCACGCATTCCACATCAACGGTGTAAATGATTACATCTACACCCAGACTGGTTTTGAGATTAAGATGGAGGTAAAGGAGTTTGAGGAATGGACTATCCAAAGAGATTTGATTGATGCTCGTAGAAACTTGGTAATTGCTGATGCTGTTAATGCTCCTGTTGAGGGAATTGTTGCTAATGGTGAGGTCGCTTTCGCAGAGGACGAGGAGGACAACTACGGACAAGAATACCTTGCTTGGAAACAAAGACACGAGGAAAAGCACACCAAAATCGTTGATACGAACAATTACTTTAAAAAGTTGTTTGAGGTTGATGAACTCGGTAATGAAAACTTTATTGGATACAAGGTTTTCAATCGTGCTGATTTAATCGGTGCTTACGAACACGAATGGTATTGGAAAGTCAATCCTGAAAATGGTAGGAAAAAAAAGCAAAAGTTCATCTTGGAATGGATTGAGGACAGCGGTATTCAACGCAAGGATAGGACGGATATTATCCCTCCACCGAAATACTGCCCTCCTAATGTCTTAAATCTTTGGAAACCCAGCGAGTATTTCGGCAGAGAACTTGTAGAGGGTGATGAGGATTACAAGAAAGATGCTGTTGATACTTGGTTAAACCACATCAAAGTCATTTGCGACCACGACGAAAATGCTGAAAAGTATGTCCTCAATTGGTTCGCTCACTTAATCCAAAAACCAGCACAGAAACCCGAAACTTGTATCGTCATTACTGGTAGGCAAGGTGCGGGTAAGACGATAATGCTTGACCCCATTAAGAAAATAATGGGTGGTGGATACTTTGAGAGTAGCAATCCTGAACGAGATGTTTGGGGCAACTTTAACCCGATGATGGCGAGTTCTCTACTGGTAGTATTGAGTGAGGTTGATAAGCGTAATGCTTTCGGTGCTGATGGTAAAATCAAGGCACTAAAAACCGACAAGGAAATTACCATTAGAAACCTACACCAAGCACCTTACACAATCAACAGTCATCACAGATTTATCATACCTACTAATCACCCTGACCCAGTATTCTTGGAGGAGGGACAGCGTAGAGATATGATTATCCGTTGTTCTGGTGAAATGATTGGAAATCGTGAGTATTTCCAGACATTCGGCGACCTCTGGGAAAAAGGAGATTACGAAAAGAACCTCCGTTCCTTGTATGGTTGGTTGTTGAACCACGACATTTCAACTTGGATGTTCCGCAACATTCCAAAGACAGACTACCAAAAAGATTTGGAGGGTTTCAGCAGACCATTCTTGGATATATTCTTTGAGTGGTGGGTTGCCCGAAAGCATCTGGAAAAGGTTGTTGTTGATGGTGATGGAAACATCGGCAGATTTGGTAGTGAAATGTATGTTGATTTCCGTTCTTGGAGAGATGAGAATGGAGGCAAGTATGAACTCAACGGTTCTGGCGACTTGATGAAAAAGTTATATACCGCACTCAATCTGCCGAAAGGAGCATTAAGCAAAGGTTCAAGAACCAGCAAAGGACAACGCACTAATTTCAATATGGAAATATTGAAAAAGCATTACCAGATTGGTTGCCTCATTAACATCAACACCTCTGTTGAGGGTAGTGATGAATATGAGAGTGAGGACGATGTTGAGATTGGAGTTCAACCTACTCAAAATGCCGAACTTGATGCCGAATTGGAAAATGATGACTTGGAGAATGTAGTAGTCCCTGAACCGAATGAAACAACCCACCAAAGAGTAGTTGGCGGAGATGGTAAAACCCGCTGGTTCAAAAAGCGAGGTAAGTAATGACTGATGTAAGTAGTATCAATCTGTATATTTAGTAGTGTAGGGTCATTTTACCATACACTACTACCCTACACTAAAATCCAAAAAAAAATGAAAAAGATTTATTATATTTCCTTACCTATTACCCTGTAAAACCTGTAAATACTGTATTTTTTATTTCCTTTTTCTTATAAAAGTGTAGGGTGTGTAGGGTGTGTAGGGTATATCCTATTTTCCCAGAGATTTCCACCTCCCTAATTCTCTATATATCTAATAAATACAGACCCTACACCCTTCATCCCTACACTCACCCTACACCCCCAATATCCCTTATATAAGTATATACAATCGCTATATTTATATAATTAGTCATCCTCGTCATCTGGGTCATTTAATACATACGCATCCTTGTCGGCAACCACGCTCATCGGGAAACCCTTGTTGATACATACCCATCTACTCGGTAATTTTTTAATTCTTTTAATCTGCTCCCTATCCAATCCAAAGTAATTATCCAAAAGATATTTAATACTACGCCCTCCAAGACCACTTGGAAAAATGACGACAGACTTACACTCATTCAAAATACGCTTGGTTGCGTGTCCGTCCGTAGCAAGATGACTGGTATAAATAACCTCGCAATTAAAATGTCTGCCTGTTTCCAGTAAGGAATTAAGAACCTCTTGAACTCTCATACGCAGATGCTTATTCGTAAGACAATCCGTATCATCAAAAATGACGCAACTATCCTTGAAATCTTTGGCGGTCAAGTCCTCTGTAAGCAACTTATCCATATTAATTCTTTTCAATCCTTTTATTTTATCAATAGAACTATCATCTCCAATTGACGACAATAAATAAACCTCTCGCTTGGGATATAATTTCTTGTATTCATCTACATACATCTTGGTATAATAAGATTTACCTGAACCACTCGCTCCTGTAATGTAGGTAATACTCCTTTCCATTTTCTTATCTGGTGCTGGTTGGAAATGTAATTTGGGTTTGTCTTTCAATTTAACATCACGAAAAGCACCGCCCCTTACCTCATTAGGTTTGTCTGTTAGAAATAGTTTCTCCCATTTCTTACGGTCTTTGATGTCGTCGTCTTTTAAATACGCAAGAAATCTGCCTTTCTCTTCAAAGTTCATATTATATATATACAGTATAATATAAATCAAAGCATTTGTTCCAAAAAACCTTTGGAATGTTTATTAATCACATCGGTAAAATATCCTATCAACTCGTTTATTCTGGGTAGAGCATTTTTCTCGGTCATATCGTCAATATCGCTAAACACAGACGAATTAACGGGTATTTGGTAGATATTACTTATTTGTTCTTTTATATATTGGAGGTTTTCTTCCACATCTTTAAAATCAACTTTCCTAAAATCCTGCTCCAAGATTTCCACGAGGATTTTGAGTTCATTTCTAATCTTATTCAAGTATCCAACCTGACTGTTAAAAAACTCCACCAGTTTCTCTAATGCTTTCTCATTCCCTCCTTCGTGAGATAAGAGAGAAAATAACCGTTTTAACGCTTTAAAACTGTCTTTTCTGGAATAATATTGTATCTCATCTTCAAAGTCTTCCTCTATTTCTTCGGGTGTAATAGGCACGGTATTTGTCTTACCATCTTTGGTCTTGACTGTATAATTCTCACTCACCTCTGCGAATTGATTACCTACCTTTCCTAATAAATCTATTTTCAATATTGTTTTATCTAATACAGCATCTTTCAACCATCGTTTCTTACCGTCAATCATTTTAATCCAACCTCTTTTTATATCTGCTGGTTTCCATCTCAAAATAAATAAATCCCTAATTAATTTAATTTCTTCTTCTCCTGTTGCTTTCCTGATTGCTCTTGCTCTGGACGCTGGGATAAGTTCCTTGTTTCTTTTCAAGTAAGCATCAACAGATTTCTTGGAATAATCACCTTTATACACCAATCGGGCATCGTGTCCCGCCTTCATATCTGTAATCCAGTAATCGGGGTTCTTCTTTGCTTCCTCGTATGCTTTTTGTAGTGATTTTGCTATTTTCTCTCCTGTTGTTCCTTTGAGTTCAGTAGAGATGTCGTAATCACTACCATATTGAATTGCCCGTAGAGAATTGCTCCCAATTAATCTAACTTTTCCGTTGAGGGAAAAAACATCAACTAAATCCTCTACTTCTTCATTCACCATATCCAAAGTTTTTCGTTTCATCTGTCTATAATATAATATGATATTATAATATAATGCCTATCGTAATTGATGAATTAGTTTGCTCTAAAAGACCTTATAAACGATTTAAGATTGTAATACGGGAGGGAGATAAAAAAAAGACATTCCATTTTGGATTGAAAGGAGGAGAAACATATATAGACCACGAGGATAAGGCGAAAAGGTCTGCCTATTTAGCAAGACATTTAGGAAATAAAACGGAAAATAAATTAATAAATAATCTAATTCCATCGCCATCTTTATTTTCTGCTGCTTTACTCTGGGGAAATAATACCGATTTATTTGATAATTTAACAGACTTACAAAAAGCGTTTAACAAGAACTATTATAATAAAGATTAAATATATATGGAAAATAATGATGACTTGCTTTCTAAATTAAAAAAAGAGGATATATACCCGTTTTTAGATGAGTATTATAAGAGGGTTGGACGAGAACATCCACCCCAGTTTAGGTCTTATACTCTTGGTGAATTGAAAAAATGTTTAAAAATCTTTAATATAACTCTTGTAAGAGAAAAAGTATAGTGTTATATAAATGGTTGAACCGATTGCCTTGCGACTGTTGGAGTTGAAAATGGCGAAAAAGATAAAAAAAAAGAGTGTAAGATACTCCTTTTTTATTGATTTTAATTATTTTTTTTGTAATATTGGTAAATATAAAACACGCTCACATACTCTTTGGAATATCGGGGAATAACTTTTTCATTACAACTAATCCAAAGGTGGTTTTGAGGTAGAAATGTAGTAATCCCTCTCTGTCGTAAATCACTCTGTTTTTCTCCATTCCTGTAAAATTAGCAATTCCCCAGTCTTTTACACTCGTATCAACCCCTTTCTTTTCAATCGTTTCCGCCGAGATTTTAATAATAGAAAGGTAATACTTGGCGATGAGGTCAATAAAGTCGTAGGTCTGTTTGTAATTTTTATAAGATGCGTTGTATTTTTGTTCGTTAATTTTATTCTCGGCAATTCCTTTCTCCAAGAAATCGGCAACCTCATCTCGCTTACCAGCAATCCAAGTATCGTAGGTCTGGTTTCTTACCTTTGAAAGGATTAAATCACTTACGATTTTCCAATAGTAAGAAACATACGAGTAGAACTTTTTACGAATAGCGGGGTCATTATTAACCTGCCTCTCTGCCTCATCCCAATCACCATTACAAAACTCGTAAAACCAACGCCTACTTTCCTCTCTTTCTCTCAATTCAAGAGAATACTTTTCACTACTCTCACCATCAACGACCTTTGTTTTTTCGTATCGGTGTAGTGAGCGAATTGCGTTTCCAAAATCCTCGTCGCCGTATTCGTGCGTATTACCATCTCCAATAAAGGCAACAAGGCAGAACATTCCGTAGCAATCCATACACGCAATCTCGGTTGGATTGGTGCTGGTGAGGATATGGTATTCTTGTTCCTTATCATCCAACTCAAAATATTCTTGGTGTAAGGTTATTTCGTGTCTGGTAGAACCACCCTCGCCTTGTTCGTCGTTAAAATCTTTGTAGTATTCAGTCATTCTGCTAATTAGATTGCTTATATAAGTATTTAGATAATGTAAATCAATTTTATATAAATACACTTCAATTTTTTTTTTAATTCAATTTTTAATCATTTTCATCCATTTTTGACGACATTTATTATTTATTTAATAATTAAATATAAAATTGATTTAAAAAATTGATAAATTATATAAGTATATTCTAAACTATATAAAGCGAAAACGACAACTAATAATAAGATGACGACAACTACCAACACCACCAAGACACTTAACGAGATTTACACGGCAGGAACTAACACTCTTGTCGTTGATAATGTCCTCACTCACGAGGCGATGATGCCTTACATCAAGCAGATTGAGGAGGGTTGGGCGAGAACTGATGAGTTCTACCGTCCCAAAGAGGAATGCGGAAAATGTTGCCTTTGTAAAGGGTTTCTCAACTCCAAGTGGGGCAACAATCCCGCTCCTTTGAGAAAGAGAGGAAAATGTTGCGATGCGTGTAATATGGATAAGGTAATTCCCGCCAGAATGGGAGGAATGCTTGACTTTGGAACAGGTGAGGAGCAGATAATCCAGCGTAAAGTGATGGATTTGTTGGGCGACAAGTCTGGAAATATGTGGTATTGGGACTACGAACCTTTCAACATCGTCAAGATGAGATGGTTTGAACTCTGCGTTGAGCGTGGTGTAAGACCCATATTTGACCCTCTCGCCAAGAGTATTAGATACGAGGTCATCAAGGTTGCTTTGATGGAGGATTTCTGTAAGGCGAACATCAGCATCGGTGAAATCCCTATCCCGTAAATTACAATTCTACTACAAAAATTACAATATTAAATTACAAAAAAATAAAAAAGTGTATATATGTTTTTTTATTTTTATAAATGTTCTTCGCCAGTTGGAGTAAGCATCTCATTTGTTTCGTCATTCAAGTCCAACTCTCTTGGAGGCATCATATCCCCAGAATGGACTTCTATTGATGGTCTGGGTTGCTTGTATAGTGGAACATCTCTGTATTCTTGTAGTTCTCCAACAGAACCCAAAGGTGTTTTATCCACCGTTTCTGGTGGGATTTCAGTAAGCGTATCAATAAGTAATTTTCTTCTCAAAAGATTAGATGCTTCGCAGAGTTTAATATAATCGCTGTATCTTTTATTAAGATAATCTCTGCCCTCTTCACTTCTATTCTCACGACGCAAAGAAAGCATTTTAAAAAGGTCAATAGATAAGGTGTAAAACTCTTTTGATTGTTTTAATTCTAACTCCATACTGCTCTGTATTCCTAAATATAATTCAACAGAACCTATTATACCCATTAACATACCAATTAGGCAAGTAATTCCGCTTATTATTTGTTGCTCCATTAAAGGTTGTAATCCTACTGATGCTGTTGAATTAATAGATGCTAAAATTATTAATGGTAGTCTAAAATACTTACCATATCCTTTGAAATGATAGTATCTTTTTCGGTGATATTCGCTTAAATTGACGCAATTTATTCTCAATTTTTCTAACAATTCTTCTACTTCCGTAGTCCATTTTGTTTCAGTATTATCCATCATTATATATATAACTATATAATAATGTAGGGAGTGTATGGTGTAGGGTCATCAAAACTTTTAAATATAAGGTGATTGGGTTGGGAGCAATAATATTAACTAATGAAAACAGACCCTACACTATACACCCTACACTAATCATTTAAGGATTGAACTTGGCGGATGGTCTTGCCCGAATAATAGGGACAATCTCAAAGTTAGGACTATCAAAAGTTCCTTGATTGATGGAGGCAGTAATATCAACAGGAGTAGGAGGGTCTAATCCAGTATAAGTGAATTGAGGAGCAATACTATCATTACCCATACCACCAGCAGAGGAATAATTAACATCATCTCTTAAAAACTTGTCCCCAGATGGATTACGAACAAGAACAACAGATTTGGAATAAACCTTTGTATTTATTTCCTCGCCCGACTGGGATGAAATACAGTAATAAGTTCCATTTGCCTCGTATGGAGTAGCAGTATCGTAATCAAGGGGGAATGTAGGTAGTTGATTTGCTTGTAGGGTTATTTCAGCAGAGGCAATAGGAGTTTGGGCGTTGTCTGGAACAAGAGTTCCCGCAGATGTTCCACCAAGTAGAAAACCTTTATATCCACCAGCACCATCAGGATTAGGTAAATTGGGAATACGGAAATTACCAGCAGCGGGAGCGGAGGGGTAGGCATTATAAACATCTCCAAGCGTAGCGTATAATTCGGGGTAATCACTTTTGGCGAACTCTCTTCCATCACAGACGAGAAACCCAGCAGTTTCTTCTAAATCACTTACGAGTTGGGGTTTAGCAGAATTATTACCCCACATTAGTATAGTTCCTATCGGGATAGGGAAACCGTTTAATCCTTCGTTAGATAAAGCAGACATTCTTATAATATACAGATAGATTATAATAATATAGTATTCCTAAAATTAATAATTACGGGTAGGTGGAACTCTAAAACCCTCCAACTGCGGAACATCAGCGTATTCGTATTCAGTCCCTCCACCTTGCCCGTCATCAGCAATAGCAGATGCCTCATCTGCGGCGAGAGCGTCTTGTTGAGCGTCAGCAACACCCGTAGCAGTATCTACCGCTGTTTCTCTGGCGGCAACATCATTTTTGTATGCTACTTGATAATTAATACTCTGGGTAATGGCGGCATTTTTAGATGCCGATGGAGCGTAAGATGTAAATGCTTTTATAATATAAATACAAGTCATACCTCCATACTGGACTGGGTGGTCGTCATTTAAATCAATATTTCCCAGAGAGGCGGGTGTAGGATTAACATATTGATAATCAGCACTCGTCATACTACAAAAACAACCACCTTCACTACTGGAATTAAGAGCAACAATCTTGGGAGTATTTGACCCCGTGCTGTCTGTTGCGTAATAACGACCACCTGGATAATCACCACGAGCGTTGAGTGTTCTACCTACCAATCCTACTTGTTTGTCGGGATAAGTAGGTGTAAATGCGGCAGGGGACATTATTGGGATGTTGGTTGCGGCAAGAGCAGGTATATCATCGCTGGAATGTAAAACGGGAGTTAAAATAGCGTTTGCTTGGGTTGGGTCAGTTTTAAGTGTTCCATTAGGCACTAAATAGGTTTCTTGGTCGTTTAATTTGGGTAGTAAAAACTCACCCTCACTAACAAGTCCATTACCGTTGAAAGTATCGCCTAAAACCCTATATAACTCGGGGTAGTCAGCAACATTTACGGCACGACCATCACATATTAAAAAAGTAGGAGGCACTCTGTCGGCAAGACCCATATACGGCATTAATGAACCAATAGGCAAAGGGAATGCGGGATTAGCACAACTGTTTTCTAAACTCATTCTTATATAATAGTGCTACATTAAAAAAACTCTGTTTATTTTATTTTAAAGTATATACTACAAAATCAATCCTAAATAATCTAAAATCCCTAAATCATTCATTTCAAGAACGCTTTGATGCCCTTGTAATCCTTGCCTCCGTATTCCCACCATACGCCACTTCCGTCCTTCTTCTTCCATCCAAGACTGCCGAACACCAACCTATCTCCCTCTTTCATCGCCAACAGGGAGTTATAATAACATTCATTCATCACCGCCTTACCGTCGTAAATCACGCTTTTAAGATGGAGGTAATCATCCTCGCACAATCCAACCTTGTTTAGTTCTCTCTTGAACCTTGTAATCATTAGTTTTTGGGTAAAGTCGTCCGCCTCGTGATACATCATCTCTCCACAACAACCGTGATACATCTTAATCATATCGTAGTAAGGAAAATGAGTATCCAAAATCTTTCCATTCCTCTCCACCCAAAAGTGTCCGTCAATTACAGGGAGCATTATTCTTGTCTTGTTAATGCTTACAGAAAGATTAATAAAAGTTAAATCAATTTTATTACTTAATTCAAGATTAAATAATATTAAGTGTTTTTGTTGCTTATATAAGTTTTTGGAAAAAGTAAATCAATTTTATACAATAACAACATTTAATTCATTTTTAATCATTTTACTCCTCATCATCGCTCCAATCCTCCACCACACCATTCTTGTAATGGTCGTTCAATCCACAGCAGGAGCAGGATTGTATCCCGTCTTCAATAACGAACTTGGGGAACGAACACTCACAATTATCCTCGTAATCACAGCATTCGCAATCACAATCGCAACCGCCATTACAAGAATTAGTTGGAGCGTGAGAGGGGCAGTAATCACCCATACACTCACAGGACAACCAACCTTTCTCTTCGCCATCATTCACCGCATCGCATTTCACGCATTTCATTTCAGTCATTTTCAATTTAGTTTGCTTATATAAGTATTACATTAAATCTGTTTCAATTTTTTATTTTAAATCAATTTTATTTTAATCGGTGTTTTTGGTAAAAAAATATTTTTAATTTAATTTAATTCTTTTTTAATTATATTCATTTTCAGGAAACCTTATTCCTCTCCCATTTAAACATACAAAACAATAATCTCTTTTCTTTTTTACTGGTATATGGGTAGGGTTAGGGAAACCATCAGGGTTTTCAACTAATACCCAATCAGTATAAGTAGGAAAGTAGTGGGTCAGTAGTAAGCATTTGCTACATCTTTTATATACTTCACCTTCAAAATCGTATTTACCATCTCCAAGATATTCCATTC